CCATGCCCGAGCCGAGCACCACGTTCACCATGCCCGAGCTGCCCGGAATCACCTTCGCTGTCGTGCGTGGCGGCTTGGACATCGACGGTAAGACCAACCCGCCCAACTGGATACAGATCACCGGAACCGACAGCGAGGGTGCGATAGTGTCCCGCATAGGATTCGCCGGGCCCTAACGTGCCCTGGTCCACCAGCCCGACCGTTGCCGCCACGCGGTCGGGCGGTAAGTGGTCGGTCAATCCGGCCGTGCCAGCTCCCGCACCAAACGGCCGGTGGCACGCCATCATCGGGATCGATGCCGCACTGGCAGTGATGTGTGTCGGCGAGGTTGAGCTGACCGCCATGCAGGCCATGGGCGTGGTCTTGTCGGTACACCTTGACCGCGAGCTGGCGTTGGCCGCGGTGTACCAGCTGGCCGCGCAACGCTCGATCCTGATCACTCGCAACCTTGCGCTACAGGCCACATTCCAACAAGACCTCGCGCTGGCCGTCACCATGGAACGGGCGCTGTTCCTGGCCAAGGTGATCGGCATCGACCTAGCCAACGCGCTGGAGATGACCGGCACCATCGGTTTGCAACGCGTGGCCGCGATCGATCTGACGTGCAACCTGACGGCGCCGCGCTCGATCGGTTTCGACAAGCTGCTGCCCGTTGACCTGACACGCGCCGTCTCGATGTCCTCGGCGCTGGTGATCGAGCGCGTCGCCAAGATCGACGCCGCCCTATCGGTGACCATGACGCGGGCGTGCGGCCTCGGTTATCCGCCGGGTGGGCTGCCCGCGCTCGCCAGCTACACCACGGCAGGTGCGTTCACCCACAACATCGTGCGCAACTGCGACTACATGGACGCCGTGGGCATCGGCGGCGGCGGAAGCGGCGGCGGCGGTGACGGCGGCTGGTTGTGGGTGGTTTCCGAAGGCGGCAAAAAGGGCACCTGGGGTGCCCTGACGCTCCAGCGCGGCAATCATGTGCCGGCATCGGCGATGCAGCTGTCCGGATCGGTCGGCGCCGGGGGCGCGCAGGTGGGCAAGGAAACGGCGGGAAACCCTGGCGGTGCCACCACCTTGAGCACCTCGGGCGGGGTGCTGCTGCTCTCGTGTGCGGGTGGGGCCGGCGGTCGCCCCGGCAAGAACGGGTCCGGCCCGAACATTGCTGGTGAGGCTGCCGGTGACTTCACCTACGCCGGGATGTCGTACTCCGGCGGCGGCCCGCCGGCCAACGACGCCGAAGGTCCACGTCCGGGCAGCGGCGGCGGCGCAGCCACCGGCGGTGTCTTCGGTAACGGCAAGCCAGGAAAGAAAGGCGGCGACGGCGCCGCCTGGATTCGCTCATATCAATAACCAGGAGGATTCAATGACATTCACACCCAACATGATCGGCGCGAAGACCACGATCGATCTCACGCCCACGCAGCAGTGGCAGGGCACCATCGTTCCCCGTGGGGCCAGCGCCTTATCCATCGAAGACCTCGGCGGCGGGCAGATCACAGCACATGTCTACATCCGCTACGACTACGGACCCTTCCAAGCCGCAGGCGATTCCGACCCGGAGTTCGCATTCCTGGCAGACCGTCTTCTGGTCAAAGTCATTCCCCATGGCGCCGCATTGGACTACACCGACCAGGGGTCGCCGATGGGCGAGATCACCATCGACGCCGAACTCTTCGATGTCTACATCTACATCGAGCGCGATGTCATGTGTATTAGCCACCCCGCCGAGCAGGCGGGCCAGGGCCGCAAATACTCGCTGGTCCCCACCGCATACCCCTGGTGACGCACTCGTACAACCACACTCACAGAAGGGAAACTCATTATGGCATGGGGCATTTCGGCCTACCTGGCGAACAAACTGCTCGATCACATCTGCCGCAACGTGGCCTACACACCACCGGCAACCGTGTACGCCAAGATGCACACCGGCGATCCCGGCGCGAACGGAACGGCTAACGCATCCTCGGTGGCCACCCGCTACCCGTGTGCGTTCAACGCTGCTGCGGCCGGTTCGATCAGCCAATCCAACACCCCTGAACACACCCTCGGTGCCACGGAAACGATTGCCGGGGTGTCGTTCTGGGATCACCCCACGGCCGGGAACTTCTTATGGTCATCGCAGGCCGCCGCCACCAAGTCCGGTGCCAGCGGCGACATCATCCGCATCAACACCGACACCCTCGCACTCACCCCACTAGCTGCATAGGAGAACCGTCATGTCAGAACTCGAATGGGCCGTGCAGTGGGAAGCGGCAACACCCGACCCGGACATCCTCGCCACTGCACCGATACCGCCGGTACTTCACCGGCCGGCCAGCACAGCCGAAGAAGATCAACTCACACCCGAGCAGATCGACGAGAACACCCAAGCTCTTACCGCCTTCACCGAGGCAGCCAGTGACTACGCCGCCCGCCTGGACGCCGACCTCGCCAACCCCGACAGGTGGCAGCACGTGCGATCGGTAACCCCTGACGAGGCCGGCGCCCGGCGCCTGCTGGCCGACATGCGCGGCGTGCACACCAGCGACCCGCTCGCGCGGAACTTCCAGCTCGTAACATCACCGCCCCGCGTATGGACACCCGCCGAATGATCAAGCAAATCACCATGATCGGCATCACCTGCCTCGCCGTTGCCGCGGCGTCCTTCCGCCTCGGCTGGTGGGCATCCGACCAGCTCTCGTCCTACGCACAAGAAATCGACCCACGCATCGAAAAGGAGTGCACCCGATGAGCTTTCGCACTGTGAACGGCAACACCCATACCGAGGACGGCTGGCGGTGCTGCAACCGGGATGAATGCGACATCGTGCGCATACCCGAGCTGTACCTCGTCGATACCGCACCGCTGCGCAAGGGCGCCCCGCTGACCATCCTCGGCGCCTGGCTGTACTGGTATGACCGCAACGTCGAAGAGATCACCTCCCCCGTGTGGGGGTGGTCTGCCACTAACGATGTCCTCGGCACCCCGGGTCGTAACGACGGCTCTAATCACCTGTCGGGCACCGCTGTTGACGTGATGGCACCCAAGTACCCATGGCAGCAGTACACGATGAACGCCGCCACACAGGCCAAGGTCCGCAAGGGCCTGGCGCTGTTCGAGGGCTCCGTCTTCTGGGGACGTGACTGGTCGCGCCCCGACGAGATGCACTACCAGATGGCCTGGCCCGAGGGCGACAAGCGCAATGACGCGTTCGCCGCCAAGCTGCGCGCCGGATACCTCGGCATCTACGCCCCTGCACAGCCCCCCGCGCCCGTGCAGAAACGTTTCCCGCAAGACCTTTCCGACCGCGAGCTGCTGGAGTACATCGCCGAACAACTCGGACCAGGACACCCTGACTGGGCATCCAAGGGCATGACGCTGCGCGACAAGGTGTGGTCCAAGTGATCCGCATCGGAGACCGCAACCAGGCCGTCCGGCAGTGGCGCGCCGTGATGAACGACCGATTTGGCCCGCTGTACACCCGGCTACTGGGACCGCTGCCCCGCGACACCGACGAATTCGGTCCCCGCGCCGCGTCCTGGGCAGCCGAGTATCAGCGCCGCACCGGCCAGATTCCCACCGGCGAAGTGTCCGATGACGACCTGCGCGCGTTGGGAATAGCACCCCCGGCGCCACCTGCCAACCGTCACCTTGGCCTGATGTTCCGGGGCACCGGGGGCATCATCGGCCTGGACTACGTAAGCCGCGTCATGGCAGCCGTGGCCAACCTCGTCGAGGAAGTGCACCCCGAATTCGCCGCGACCATGGGCGGTCTGCCGGTCGGTGCCGCTGGCGGTCCCGGTGACATCTCGATGGCCAAGGCCGTCGAGATTGCGGTCGCCGACGCGAAGCGGATCTTTCTGGAGCGCTACAACCGGAACCCGAAGATCAAGGTCGTCATCGGCGGGTACTCAGCGGGCGCGGTGGCCGCTGCCGGTTTTCGTGCATGGCTGCTGGAGTTCTTTCCCGACAACTACCTGTGTTCATTCAGTATCGGCGACCCCACCCGCCCGTACGGTGGCAGCTACTACGGCGGCCCCGTCCTTGCCGGACAGGGCATTTCGTCGTGGCGGTTCGGCGATGTCAAGGATTACCGGCACTGCTGGCTGACCGAGCCCGGCGATATGTACGGCAACATTCCCCTCGGTGTCGTCGGCGACATCATGGACGACTGTTTCGACATGGTGACGGCGTTTCAGCTCTCCGATCCACTCGGGGCCGCTGGCGCGATCCTGCCGAAGATCCCCGAAGTAGCAAGCAAGGCCTTGGGTATCGAGCTCCCGGCCGTGTTCGGTGCGCTCACGGGCGGCCCCACCGGCATTGCAGCCCTCGGTGTTCCGCTCGTCATGGGCGGGCTACAGGGCCTACTCGGCTGGGGAGATGTCAACAAGCTGACCGGTCCGGCCGCCGCAGCACAGGCCGCGGTGATCGCACTACGGTTTGTCACCGCCAATCCCCCTACTGCGCCGCACATTCAGTACGAATTCCGTGAGGTGTGGCCCGGTCAAACCTATCTCGGCCTGGCCATCCAGCACGTCCGCGACTGGTGCCACCGCGCCCCAGCTGCGGCCGCCTGACCTGCACTGTTTCCGGTTTTGAACACGAAAATGAGAGGACAACCGACCATGCCCAATGACAACGCGCGGCTGGCAATCCACGCCGCGAGCCTGCTCGTCTTCATCATCGCCGTAGCGGTGCTCGTCGCCCTCGACAAGCTCCAGAGCGGCGACGGCCTGACATGGATCGTCACCGGTGCCGGTCTCATCACTGCCGGGCTGTCGACCACGAAGATGATCCAAGACCGGCGCAGCGGCCCCTCCGACGGCCAGTGAGGTTCCTGGATCCGGCTGTGTGGAACGGCATCGGCATCGTGTCGCTGCTGATCATGTTTCAGGTCGCACAGCTGCGCGGCTGGATCGTGCTAGGTCCGACACACCGCGCCGAAATCGCGCAGATGAAACACACCCACAGCGCCATCGTGGAACGCATGGACGCCCGGGCCGCCAACGACGCCCGAACCATCGCGTTCCTGTTGCGCGAGAAAGACCCCAGCCCGGCCGAGGAACTGATACCGATCATCACCTCACTGCGCGATGCGGCCACGATCGCAGCGGGTGACGGCTGATGTGGCCCCGGAAGCGCTCGCGCCCCGCCGGCGGGCATGAACACGACACGGCAATCGACGACGCTGACCGCAAGCTGGCCGAGTCGCAGGCCCGCAGCCAAGCCGCCGCCGAGGTCGTCGCGCGCGCCCGCCGCGCCCGCACGGTGCTGCACCACGAAGTCGCCAAGAACGGATGGACCGAGTTGTTCCTGGCCTCAATGCAAAGGGGTAGCTGATGCGCTGGGTGTACGTGACCGGGCTGCTGATCATCGTCGGGGTGTTCGTCTCCGACGTATGGTTCACGATCGACTACCGGCTCGGCGCCAACCTGTCGCTGATCTTCGCCGCGTCATTCGTCACCGCGTTCACGCTGCTGTATGGGTTCCGGTCGCGGCCGGGATCGAACCGGATCGGCAAGGTGTTCCTCGTCAAGAGCGAGGTGCTTGCACTGGTGCTGTGGCAAATCGTACTGGCATCCTGGTGGGACGCCGAATTTCCACTGCGCCAACAAATCCGCTACACCATCTACACACTCGGCGCCATCGTCTACATACCAATGCTGATCAGCCTATGGCGCGAACAACAACGCGACCGATCGCAGCGCGGCCCCGGGAAACAAGACGAATAGCGCCTGATCCAGTGACACCCGAACGCGCCCTCACCCTCACACCAGGTGGGGGCGCGTTTCGTCGTTGCGGAGATTTTTACCATGACCAGGTGGACATGCGGCGTTTCCGGTTTCGCTCACAGAAATGAGGTAGCCAACACTGCAGCCCTCGCAGGTCACATGAGACGGGGTGTCCGATGCATTACGGTCTGCACATGAGCACGTTCAACTTCCGCGCCAGCATCATCGGTTTCACGGTGCTGACGTTGGCCGTTTTCGCCGGGCTGACACTCGGGTTTCATGGCGTCCAGATGATTTTCGACTGGCGGCCGTGGGTCGGCGCGGTTCTGGCGGCCCTGGTGCTCGGCCTCACGGTCACCGTCGCGCTCGACAAGCCACTCGACCGCAGGTAGCTCGCCGCAGGGCGTTTGCCTGTTAATAGATAGCACCTCTGTGATGATGGCTGATCATGAAGATGAAGATCGTTCTCACCATCGCCGCCGCGCACCTACTCGGGGTCGCCGGCTTAGCACCAGCAGGTGCGGCACCCGACGTAGTGAGCGCGCTCAAGTCGATAGGTTCGTGTGGATCGCAAGATGGGCACTACGAGGTCTACTGCAAGGTGACCGGCGGCACCTATGTAGTTATTCCAGGGGATATGTGGGGGCCGTCGCGAGAGCAACGCATGAGCAAATGTGCTGCTCATCCCGTCGATTTGAAGGTGCTGACGGATGGACACTGGTATCTAATGGTGGCGCCCCTTCCTGGAATGGTCGGTGACCTAGAGGCGATTCAATACGCACTAGCCGGGCAAGGCGTGACGTCCGAGATGCGCCCTTATTGCCCATAGGTCGTCAGGAACGACACCAGCCGGTCCACCTTGTCGATCCCGGCGAAGTGCCGGGGAGTGCGCCTTGAGTCCTGCCCGTCGGCCCACAGGATCACGCCGGTATGCGCGTACGTGATGGACACCCACGACGGGGTGCCGGGGCGGCGATACACGAGCTCGCCGTCATCACCGCCCACGGCGAGCCAACCGTGCACGCGGGCAGCCTGATCGATGGTCTGCTGTGCGGTCACTAGCCCCTCCGTCCGTCCTGGTAGGCGTCGGCGATCATCTGCAGCACAGTCTCGGCTTGTCGGCGTGATCCGACAGCAAGAGGGGGTGCGGCCTTGCGTCGTCCGTCGCTGGCCGCATGGACCTTCCATTGCCCGGACCTGCCGGTGATTGCCCAGGCTGCCAGGTGGGTGCCGACCAGCGCCTCGACTCCCGGCCCGAATTCGTCCGGGTCGTCCGCGATGAGCACATCCCGACACTCACGGTGCTCCCTGAAGAACTCAGTCGTCCTCGGATCGGAGCCATAGCGTGCGTCGATACTCGCCCCGCACCCGCAACGCACGACGTGCGTGCGCGCGGGCTCAGCGGTCAGTGGTTCAGCTGTCATGTCGAATGCCCTTCGGTTGTGGAGGATAGGGGCTGGCACGTCGTGGCCTTCTTGGTTCGGGGTGCCGACTTGGCCTTGGCTGGAGCGCTCAGGCGAGACGCCAGCGCGTCGATGGACGAAGCCCCACGCCGTTCGGAGTACGCCAGATAGATGCTTGTGGTGGTCAGGCTGGCGTGGCCCATCGCATGCTGCACGTCCCGGATGTCCGCCCCGGAATCGACCATCACCGTTGCGAATCGGTGCCGCAGCGTGTGCAGGGTGTAGGGGAGATTCAGGTTGGCCAGGAACACGGCGGCGGTATGGGCGACATAGTGGGCCGTGACAGCAGACCCCATGGGCCGCAAAAACATTGGCCCCGGCCGTGTCAGATGGTGTGAAATGCGGTCCATCACCATGGGCGCAATTCTGATGATCCGCTCCTTGCCGCCTTTGCCGTGCACAGTCAGGAAAGCGCCGCCGCCTTCCTGGTCGCGCCGGAAGTCGTTACGGTCCATCGCCGCGATCTCGCCGGCTCGGAGGCCGTCATATCCGGACAGGCACAGCCACGAGTGCATATCGGATCCGATCGGGGCCGCAGACAGGGCTATGCGCAAGTGATCCTCGGGGATGGGGCGGGGCATGCGAGGTTTGATGCGCGGCTGTTCCAGCCGGGAGGCGGGATTGGTCGCGATATGGCTGTAGCGGTGCGCCCAGTCGTAGAACCGGCACACGTGCGAGGTGTAAGTCTGAACGCTTGACGGGCACACCTTCAGTGAGGCTTGCCAGGCTTGTAGCTGCTCTTCGGTTGCCTCCAAGAGGGCGGTCTCGCCCAACCAGCGGTCGAGGCGATTCAGTTGACCGATGCGGTGTTCGATGGTTTTCGGGGTCATGTTGCGCAGCTTTAGATATGCTGTGAATGCGCTGAGGGTGGATTCCATACCGGTTTAGATAGCGCCTACGTGATCTTGATGCCCCGGTTGTTGCAGTTAAGCAACCCTCGCGAGCGCAAACCGTAATTTTGGCGCGAAAATGCCCCACGAACTGCATGTTTACCGATTGCCGCACCATAATAAGCGGTAAGGTCGCTACCCCCGGTGGTTGATTTCACAAAAGGGGTCGGAAATAGCTCGGTGATGGAGATGTCAAGAACAGCTGCGATCTTCGCCAGCTCCTCGACATCGAAGGCATCTCGCTCGTCTCGGGCCTTCAGCTTGCGACTCATGGTTGGCTGACTGATTCCGGTGGCGCGCGAGAGCTGGGCTTGGGTCACGTCGGCGCGCCCCATGTATGCGCGTACTTCACCCGCCACTTGGGCTCTGGCTGTACTGCGGTCGGCGAGTTGCGGTCTAGTCATAACCAAGAGCCTAGCTCCATATGTGGAATCGGCAAGCCATTGGTGAATGAAACACCCCACAGACGGGGTGGATGGATAACATAATTCCAGATATGGAATTACATGCTTGACATTCTCGCTGTAGGGGACTATCCATTCATATATGGATGAACACCTGGACCGCTCCGCAGGCGTGGCCGCCGAAGTTCGGGCGTGCCTGGCAAGGCGGCGCGTGAGTCAGAACACCGCTGCCGGAGTGATTGGAATCGGCCAGGCATCAATGTCCCGCCGACTAGCGGGTGAGTACCCCTTCACCGTCGACGAGCTGTTCAAGCTGGCCGATCACCTCCAGATTGACGTTAGGTCCTTCTTCCCAGCCCGCGAAACGGTCGCCTCGTGAGCGCCGCTGACGAGGCGGTCGAGCCCGCCGAGGCCAAATTGCAGCGCTGCGCCGAACAAGCTCTCGCCCGCAGTTGGCTCTCTCAGCGATACCCGATCCGGGTCACGCCACTGGCCTACCTATCGGTCGGCCCGCTCTCGCTCCTGCTGGAGGTACGCGGACGACAGTGCATGCCCGAGGTACTCGAGAGCCTCGGCGATCTTGGTGAGAGTCTGATCCTGCGTACTCGCCTGCGCTTGCCGCGCAGATGCAACGGCCGCGTCCGCAAATTGTTTCGGCGTGGGCTGTCCCATAAGTCTTCTCCTTCGGTTGAGTGTGGTGCTCCGACTGTAGGAGAACCGGCCGCACCCGACGGTGAGCTTCGGGCTCAGACGCCGGGTGCGGCCAGCCAAGGCGGTGCGAAATGAGCGCCCAAGACCAGTCGATCGGCCAAGAGCTGGTGCGGATCATCCGCGCCGAGATTCGCGCCTACGACGAACGCAAGGACGAGGCGGTGCGGCTGCGCAAGGTCGCTGACCAGGCGGTCGCCGAGGCTGAGCGGGCTGCCAAGGCGGCGCGTGAGTCAAAGCCGAATTCCATCGGTGGCGCAATCAGCGCCGCCATCGTTGGCGATCTGAACGCGCAGGCCATCGACGCACTCTTCGAGCGTCAGCAGAAGCCGCTTGTGGACTTCACTACCACCGTCAGTGCCGCCTCTGTCGCTGACGGGCTTGGTGCATGGCAGCCGCGCAGCACAGGGGAGAACCCGCCACGTCGCCGATGGTGGCGCAAGAAGCGCTGAATCTTCATGTCCGACAACTGAATATGGAAAACCCCGACGGCGGGCTCGCTCGCCAAAGTTCACCCGCCGCCGGGGCCACTGCAACCAGCCTAAAGGAGGCCGGTCATGTCCCACCGTATCCCCACTCCTGTTCAGCGCGTCGGCGGTGCCCGATGAGCGCTTACGACAAAGTCACCGCCGCGCTGGCTGCCGTCGCGGCGCTCGGCGCAATGCTGCTGGCGTCGCCCGACGCATCCGCCGATCCGCTGTTTGACCCCAGGTATCCCGTCCCGGCCCTCGGCTGGTGCGCGGGCGGCGGGTCCGGCTCGGGATACGGCGGGTACTGCGAGGGCGCCTCATTCCCAGACGGCGCGCGCCTGAATTACTTTCGCGTGCTCGGGTTCTGGCAGGGTCCGCGCTGCATCATCCCCGACGGGACACCGAATCCTCCTGCGGCACCCGGCCATTGCGGAGGTGTCGGGTAATGCGGATCAACGCCTGGTTCCGTCGCCGCGTCCCAGAATCGCGGAATGTGTTACAGCTCAACAAGGCTATCGACAAGACGAGCGCCGCCATGGATGCGCTCAGCGAAACCGCCAAGTCTGCCGGGTTTGATCTGGGGCCCGACGCCGACGCTATCGAACTGGCGCTGGTGGACTTCTTCACCGACCGCGACAGCCGCGAGCAGCACAGCGCCGCACTCAAGGGTGGTGCGTAATGCAAAAGCCGACAAAGGCATTGGCCGACATGACTATCGAGGTCGCCGACAAGCTGCAGGACCTGATCAGGTTCAAGGTCGCAGACATATTCCAGCACGGCCACTGGACCGTGACACACGTGCTCAAGCATGTGCCCGGAATCGCAGCCGGATACGTCGTGCTCTCGCTAGAGCATCCCGACAAGACCGAGCGAGAGCGCCAGTACCGCGAGCGCTACGAGATTGTCGAGAGCCTGCGTCGCTCCAATTCTGCACTGCGCGGGGTGATTACGCGTCTACGCAATCAGATCAGCATGCGCGAGCACAGGGAGATGGTGGGCCGGTGAGCCTCAACATCCCCGAGGGCTACGAGATTGAGTACCTCATCCGTAAGCCGGACGGCACGCTGGTACTCAGCGCGAAAGACCGGCCTGCGTGCTGGAGCGATCGATCTGAATGCGTACAGGCGATCAAGCATCTGGCCGAGCACGCCGAGGCGCTCGGGATCACCGAGTATCTGGCGACCGTAGAGGTACGGCTCTGCTCGCCGGTGTTCGCGCTCGATGCCCCGTTCGCCGGTTTCGTCGACGAGATCGAGCGCTGGCGCAAATCGGCTGGGGGGCAGGCGTGAGCGCCAACTTTTGCCCGGTCTGCTGGCGTGAGGCGCAGCAGACCATGAACGGCAACATCTATGCGCACTTCGACGGCGCAAGCAATGAGTGCCCAGGAAGCAACCAGCCATTCACTATCGCCATCACCGCGCCGAGCCGGATCACGTTGCGGCACATCATCAAAGACATTCACGAGATGCGAGAGGCGATCGCCGCATGAAGTGCACCAAATGCGGCCAGAGGCCCAAACAGGTTCGGGGAATGTGCCGCTCGTGCTTTCTGGCGGATCGGCCCTGGCCTGAGCAGTACGACGAAATGCATGCCATCGGGCGCTCCGACTGGGAGATCGCCAAGACGATGAACCAAGACCCGGCCACGTTCGCACGCATGGCCGCCCGCTACGGAAGGACACTCGATTCAGTCATGACCCAGATCGTGCGCGACTACAGACTCGCAAAGGGGTGGGCATCGTGATCGAACTGACTCGCGATGGTGTCTACGCCGGCATCTCCGATACCGAGTACCACGCCGACCGGTCGGCATTGTCCAGCTCGGGTGCGCGGCTGCTATTGCCTCCGTCGACACCGGCAATGTTCCGGTGGCGCATGGACAATCCATCGGAGACCAAGCCCGAATGGGATTTTGGGCGTATGGCGCACCGCGTGCTATTGGGCGCCGGGGCTGAGATTTGCGTGCTGGAGCCCGCGATTCACGGACTCACTAAGGGCGGCGCGATCGCGAAATCGCCCCGTGCCACCGACACGTGGAAAGAGGCCGAGGCCGAGGCGCGCGCCGAGGGCCGGGTGCCTGTGCACGTGGACGACTACCAGATAGCGCAGGCCATGGCTGACAAGGTGCGTGAACATCCCACCGCCGGGCCACTATTCGCCGCTGACGACGGTCAGGCCGAAACATCGCTCGTGGCCACCGATCCCGAAACTGGCGTGCGTCTCAAGGCACGACCTGACTGGCTGAATCCAACGGGCGACAGGCTGACCATCGTCGACTACAAGACGGCCGCCAGTTCGGAAGCGGATGCATTCTCGCGCAGGGCGGCCGACTACGGCTACCACATTCAAGACGCGTGGTACCGGCGCGTGGCGCAGCTGCTCAAGCTCGACGACGATCCGCGGTTTCTGTTCGTCGTGCAAGAGAAGGAAGCGCCCTACGAGGTGTCGGTCTTCGAGTACCAAGACCCCATCGACAAGGCCGAGAGCAACCGCCAGATGCGCGAGGCGATCAGCCTCTACCAGCGCTGCACCGCGGACAACAACTGGCCAGGCCGCTCGCCGGAAATCACCCCGATATTCCTGCCCCAGTGGGCACACGGCGACGACGAAATGGATATCTGAACATGGACATCAGCAGCACTATCGCACCGAAATCTGACCAGCTGAACGCCGAGGATCTGCTCGTCGGCCCGAAAACAGTAACCATCAAGGCCGTTTCCCGCGGGGATGCCGACCAGCCGGTGAACGTGACCCTAATCGAGTTCGGGGACGGGCGCCCGTTCAAGCCGTGCAAGTCAATGCGCCGCGTCATGGTGGCCGCGTGGGGCCCGGACGCATCGACGTACCAAGGCCGGCGCATGACGCTGTACTGCGACCCCTCGGTCAGATTCGGTGGCCAAGAAGTCGGCGGCATCCGCATCTCACACATGAGCGACATTGACCAGCCGCTCAAGGTCGCGCTCACCGTGACCCGGGGGCGGCGGGCGCCGTACATCGTTGACCCCTTGCCTGCGCGCTCCGATGCGATCACCCCCGATCAGCACAAGCGGCTCTACGAACTGCTCGTCGAATGCGGTTTGGGCGACAAAAACGCCGCGCTCACATGGATCAGCGAAGCGGTCGGTAAGCGCGTCGTCGAGATGAAGAAACTCACCAGCCAACAGGCCGACAGGGCGATCAACAAGGCGACCGACCTTCTCGAAAGCGCAGGACAGCCTGACGGCGAGGTCTCCGATGACGACTGAGCAATGGCGTCCGGTACCGATCCCGCAGTACGTCGATCTGTACCTGGTCTCCGACCATGGCCATGTCTGGGTCCACGGGCGCGACGTGTATTGCGGACACTCGGGCGCGGCACCCATCCGCCGGGTCGGACACCTCCTCAAGCCGAATCCCGTTGGTCGTCAACGGACACATCTGTCCGTGGCACTGACCGCCAACGGCCAGCGTCGACACTTCAAGGTGCACCGGCTTGTCATGGAGGCTTTCGTTGGCCCATGCCCCGAGGGCTTGGAGGTGCTGCATTGGGACGACAACCCGGCCAACAATCATCTGAGCAACCTGCGCTACGGCACACGTTCGGAGAACGTAAAGGATCGTGTCCGCAACGGGATTCATCACCTTGCGAGCCGTACCCATTGCATCCGAGGGCATGAGTTCACCCCGGAGAACACCTACAACCCGCCGGGACACCCGACAAAACGTATGTGCAGAAAGTGCTGCCATATCCGCCAAGTGTTGCGCCGCAACAAAATACAAACGAAGGGAACCAATCAACATGTCACTGGTCACTGAACAGCCCAAGGATCTGCCGTCATCGAACGCGCTCGACAAGTTCGACGACGGTCTGGCCACCGGCCCGACCGAGATTCGACTCGGGCAAGCCGTGCTCATGACCCTGAGCGATCCGCCCGAGGCCGGCGAATACATCGACATATCGGCGCGCCTGTACGTCAAGCACGCCGGATTCGACCAGAACACGCCCGATAGCCCGAAAGTGCCTGTGCGTCAAACCAAGATCATCGTGGCCTGGCCGCTCGGTGAGCAGATGCCCAAGCCCAAGTCCAAGAACGGCGCCGAGATCCCCGAGGTTGATGGCCAAGAGCCCCTGTTCGACGACGACGGCGACCCGCAAGGCGCCGACGATGACCAACAGGACGATCATCAGGACAGCCAGGGCGACAGCACCGTTGTCGCATTCACCGGCGGTCCGGCATTCTCCGACGGCGCCGAGGGCGACGGCGAGTAAATGCCCACCCAACCAGTCATCGACCACCGTGGCGCTTCTGCTCCCGTCACGGTGGTCGATGACTACCCACTCGGCGAGTACCCGCCCGTCACCTGGTGGCAGGTGCAGAACATCCCCCACGCGGTAATCGTCAGCGAGGCAGTCGTTGCCGCAATCAGCGCGGCGCTCGACCTACTCGCCGTGACTCTATTCGGCAAGCCCTGGTCTGAGCTGGTCGACCAGTCGTGGCAGTCAATGTCTGAGTGGTTCCAGTGAATGACATCTACGCCGCCGAGCGCGACGAAGCCCGCGCCGCCCGCTACGCCATGACCGAGATGGACCGGGCCGCAAGACATCCACACGCACACATCGGCATGTGCGGCGACCGAGACGACGCGAGAGAGGAACGCTGATGCTCACCGAAGATCAGCGCTGGCTGCTATGGACCGTCGGCCTGAACATCAGCCGCGCCTTGCTATCCGAAGAGGGCTTGCAGAGTCACATGTCTAGGCGGGGCGGGTATCTGGGTTCGCCGCGCGACGGCGCTCCGGAGTGGATGAACAGCTACGAGACCCACAACAACAAGATCACGAGCCCGATGAGCGGTGACGTGCGAGTCACCGTGACAGCCAGCCAGATTCGGGCGTTCCGCAGGACAATTCCCGCCGATCTGCTCAGCGAGCTAGCCACGATCGACAAAGCCGAACTCGACGAACACCGCCGCACCGCGATGTGGTGCCGCTGCCACTGGACCTACGACGGCGAGGCCCGGACGCACACGGACTTTATGCAGCGCGAGTACTACCACCCCACCGATGATGAAGACGAAGCGCATATGGACATCGTGCACAGCCTGCGCGACCGCGAATGGGACTGCCTGGCGGCAATCCTTGGCGTCGGCGTCGAGCCCATCGGACAGCTGGAGCTGTTCGGAGTCAGCGCATGATCACGCCCTACCACCAAGACGAGCAGGTCACCCTGCACCACGGCGATTGCCTCGACGTGCTGCGCGCCGACGACTACGGATACGACTGGAATCTCGGCTACCGATCAGCGCGGATGTTCCCCGACTGCAGCGTCGACGCGGTGATCACCGACCCTCCCTATGGCATCGCGTTCATGGGCAAGGACTGGGACCAGCCGGGCGCGTTCGGGTCTGAGCGGCGCAATGGGTCGCCCCAGAGGACTCAGCGCGAAGGCTTAGCGATGGATGCCGGCCGCTATGACCTCTCGCCGGCGGCAATGCTCAACTTCCAGCGCTGGTGCACGGCATGGGCCACCGAGTGCCTGCGCATCCTCAAGCCCGGCGGTCACCTGCTCGCGTTCGGCGGCTCGCGCACCTGGCATCGGCTCGCAGCCGGAATCGAGGACGCGGGTTTCGAGATCCGCGACAGCATTGCCTGGCTGTACGGCTCGGGGTTCCCGAAGTCGTTGGACGTGTCCAAGGCTATCGACAAGGCGGCGGGTGCCGAGCGTGAGGTGGTCGGCACTCATCATCGGCACGGTGGTGGCTCGGCGGTGTCGGGTTCGATGAGCGGCCTGCTTGGTACCGATAGCGAGCTGCCTCTCACGGCCCCGGCGACCGTCGCCGCCAAGCAATGGCAGGGCTGGGGTACCGCACTCAAGCCGTCATTCGAGCCCATCGTCGTTGCGCGGAAACCGTTGGCGGGCAATGTCGCCGCGAACGTGCTCGAGTACGGAACCGGGGCGCTGAACATAGACGCCTGCCGGATACCCACCGGGGACAAACTCGGCGGCGGCTCAACGACGCGCGGCCAGCGGATGAAAGACGGCTGGCACCGGCCCTGGATGGACGACCCCGACATGGTGGCGGCGAACGCCGAGCGAAGTCGTGCATCGGTGGCCAGATCCGAAGAATTGGGCCGTTGGCCGACCAACGTCGTCCTCGATGAGCATCAGGCCGAAGCGCTCGACCGGCAGACGGGCGTCTTGCACTCGGGAACCATGCGTGCGGGCACCGAGCGTCAGCCGCGAGCGGGCGGCACGATCTACGGCGCCGACACCCGCACGTTCGCGGCCGCCGACACCTACGGCGACAGCGGCGGCGCTTCGCGGTTCTTCCCCGTGTTCCGCTACGAGGCCAAGGCGCCAACATCGGAACGGCCCAACGCCGATGGTGTGCAGCACCCGACCGTCAAGCCGCTGGACCTGATGCGCTGGTTGGTGCGGCTCGTGACCCCGGTCGGCGCGGTGGTGCTGGAACCGTTCGCCGGATCGGGCACGACTGCCGAGGCGTGCATCCTCGAGGACCGGCGTTGCATCGCGATTGAACGTGAGGCCGAGTACCTGCCGTTGATCGTGTCCCGGCTACGCAAGCCGGTGCAGCAAGGGCTATTCGGGTTAGGGGCGGGCGCATGAGCCGCACCCCCGAGAGCACCAAGGCATACCAGGCCGGGCTGTGCGTGGACTGCAAGACCGAGCCGCACAGCGCCGGTCGACCACGGTGCGACAAATGCCATACAAAATTCAGAAGGGGTGAGTGATGGGCGACAAGACCGGCATCGAATGGACTGATGCCACATGGTCACCAGTGACCGGTTGCACCCGTGTCAGTGATGGATGCCTGAACTGCTACATCGAACGATCGACACCAATTCGTATCGCAGGCCGAAAGTTTGACGGTGAAGGCATCGGGTCGAGTCTGGCGGTACAACTTCACCCGAACCGTCTGGACTGGCCACTCCGAAAGCGTGACGGGAAGAAGATCTTCGTCTGCTCACAAGCCGACCTGTTCCACGACGACGTGCCTGACGAGTACATCGCCCGCGTGTTCGCTGTAATGGCCTTGGCTCCACAACACACATTCCAGGTGCTTACTAAGCGGCACGGTCGGATGCGGTCGCTGTTGCGAGACGGCGAGTTTCAACAGCAGGTCTACGACGCATGGGGACAGCTGGAGATGCCGAAGGGGCGCCCGTCGATGGAGGACTGGCCGTGGTCCGGTTGGCCACTACCCAACGTCTGGCTGGGTGTCAGCACCGAGGATCAGAAGCGCGCCGACCTCCGCATCCCCGCGCTGCTGGACACCCCGGCCGCCGCACGGTTCGTCAGTGCCGAGCCGCTTCTCGGGCCGATCGACCTACATGGTGACCCGATCGGGAAAGACTCGGTTTTCTGGATCGGGCATCTGGACTGGGTGATCGTCGGCGGCGAATCTGGCTCCGGCGCAAGGCCAATGCACCCAGACTGGGCGCGCTCACTGCGCGACCAATGCCTAGCCGCTGGCGTGCCGTTCCTGTTCAAACAGTGGGGCGAATGGCGTTGGACGCGCGAGGCCGACGACTACGAGTATGAGCGAGCGCACGGCGATCTCTACCCCAACGCCAAATGGGAAACGGTCTCACCTGACGGCGTGATCGCCGCCGATAACATCCCGCATCCGGGGTACGCCACCATGCAGCGCGTCGGCAAGAAGCGCGCCGGGCGCGAGCTGGACGGGCGCACATGGGACCAATACCCCGAGGTGGTGCGCTGATGGCCACCAAGACGACCGAGCGGGACATCCTCGACCAGCTGCACCGCCGCTACGGGCGAACAACGATGGGAGCCAGGCGGTATGCCGTTGCTGAGCACGTGCGCAACCGGCCCTTCGATCCTGTCCGCATCGCCGACTTCATTGCCGTAGACAACTGGAAGACGGGCGGCTATGCCCTACATGGCCATGAGGTCAAGGTGTCTCGGTCTGACTGGCTGACCGAGCTACGCGCCCCAGAGAAGGCCGAAGTCTTCAAGCGGCACATGGACTATTGGTGGCTGGTCGTTTCGGATCGGTCGATCGTACGGCCGGGAGAATTGCCGACGGGTTGGGGCCTGCTGATCTCGGTCGGCCCGTACCTACAGGTATCGCATCCAGCACCCCGACTGGAGCCGGAACCGATGCCGCGCGAACTGCTCGTGTCCCTCGCGCGGTCGGTTTCCAGGACAGCGGCCGGTGACGCGTTCGGGCGCGACTGGGACCAGCCCGAGGCGGTGCGCTGATGGCCGACCATTGCCCAGATCCCGATGGAATCCCGCTACCCGGGAGTGTGCGCGGACGAACCGAGTTCTACCCCGGCATGGGCACGTGCCGATACTGCCGTCGCGAATGCAAGCTGCGCGCAAACGGACTCATCCGCAAGCACAAGGGCCTGCCCCGGCGTACCGATGGTGGTTGCCCGTACCTCTGCGACCCGTCATGTGATTTCAGCTGCTACAGCAAGGCGGTGGCGTGATGACGCTCCATTTCACCCTGCACGTCAACGGCCAGTCGATCGCCGAGGGGATGACGATTCAGCGCACCACGCCGGGCCGACCACACCCCGACGAAGTGAACACCTATGTCGCACAGACCAAGTGTGACGGCACCTGGCACACCACCACAGTTGAGCACCGGTATGGGGATGGACCGTGGCAGTTGGTGCGCAAGGTGCTGGACGTGATCGCCAACCAGACAACGACAAAAGAGGGATAGACGAACATGGCACGGGAATATGCGCGCATCCGGATCAGCATCGCCGGAGACGGTCACGTCGAGGAACTCACGGCCGCGGCGCAGTGGCTGTACTTCCGGATCCTGATCCCAGACCCCAAGCTCTCGCACTGCGGTGTCACCGACTGGCGGCCGAAGCGACTCATCAACAAGGCCGCCGGGCTCACGGTCGACTACATCGAAGCAGCGGCCGCCGAGCTGGAACGTGAACGATTCGCCCTCTTCGACGAGGACACCGAGGAAGTGTTGGTGCGGGCGTACATCCGTTCCGAAGAGCTGCTACGCAACCCCAAGATGGCCGTGGCCGTGGCCGACGCGTACCTCGGTGTGTCCTCGCGTCAGCTAAAGGCTGTGATCGCATCGGAGGTCCACCGGGACAAGTCGGAGCACCCCGACTACTCATCGTGGACGCACGCGATCAGCCGCGAATCGGTGGAGATATTACTGACCGCCAAGACCTCGGATGAGGTTCCGTATGTGGACACGTTCGGTAATCCGAATACCGATCCCCAAGAGGTACCGACTACCAATCAAAACGGGAACGACATAGCCAACCGGAACGGTAATCAAGACCCCGGTACCGAAACCCAATCGGAAACCCAAGCCGATTCCCTGCACCTGCACATACAACCTAATTCCCTACAGCCTGCACCTAATAGGGGTTACGCAAGTACGGAAGGTCACCAGGGCGCCGAACCCGACCCCACCAACCCCCCACCCCCTCACTGCCCGAGACACCCTGGCGGGACCAGCGAGCCGTGCCACGCCTGCCGCGACGCCCGGGAACGACGCACGCAATGGGACTGGGCGATGAGCGAACAGCAACGGGCGCAACGCGAAGCCGAGCAACAGGCAGCGCTGGAGACCAAGCTCGCCGCGGTAGCCGTGTGCGAGCTCTGCGACGACGACGGGTACCGCGGCACCCATGTCTGCGATCACATCGACCGCGGACAAACGGCAGCCAAGGGGTCCGCACTCGCCCGCGCCGCACTCGAGAAGGCTGCCGGCGATGAATGAACTCGACATCGACGAACGCGTGACCAAGATGCGCGCATGCAGCCACGACCGATGGCACTACCGCGACGCCAACGGCAATCGGCGCTGCTGGGACTGCGGGGCGTGCGTCAGACCCAACCCAATCGTCCCGATTGTCGCCTTCCACAAGGAGGTTCACCGATGAGCGAGCATCCCCGCCCCTACGTGCCCCGCCGCCCACGCCCGAGCGCCTCTCGCGGCCCCGTCATCGCGGCCTACGCCGACAAGATCGAGTTCCCGTGCCAGAACTGCGGCGCCGAGGCCAACGGCTGGTGCAAGACACCACACGGCACCGACGCAATCGCGCCGTGCTGGAACCGCGGCGCCAAGGTGGGTGCGCGGTGAGCGCCCTATGGATGCTGCACCACATGGGTGTTCGTCGCTGGATCGCATGGCAACTGGTGTGTCTAGCCGCCCGCATTCACAACCCGCAATGGGTCGAACACATCACCATCACCACCCCCGATGGCAGCGCATGCAGCATCGAACTCATCGGCGACGAATACGGCAGCGGGATATCGGCGACCACCGGCATCGGCTGGTGGGACCAACGCGACGGCACCGAAATTGCCGATATCGGCGGCGGCGTGCGATTACAGCATCACTGGCCCAAACGAATCGAGGATGTCCGATGAGCGCCGCCGGCAAGATCCCGAAACTGGCCAACCCCAAATCTCCCGCAGTCCTGGCCGCACTGCGCATCCAATGCCCGACATGCAAAGCCCTACCCCAACAACGCTGCCGGGGACTGAACTACCGGCTTGTCCACTTCGCCCGCTGCACCTTCAAGGAGATCCGATGACCGCCCACCCACAACAGATCCTCGACAAGATGATCGAGGTCGCCCAAGATCCGACCACCTCGCACGCAACGCTCGTGTTCGGACTCAAGGAACTGCCGCACGACGACCTCGCACAGGCCCTCGCGCTGGCCGTCCAGCGGCTCGCAGCAGCCCGCGCAGTCGGCACCGCGCTACAGGGACGGGCGGCCAATCTATGAGCGGGCCGCAGCGATTCCGTAAGAAACCCGTCGAGATCGAGGCCATGCGGTGGGACGGCACCGCCGAGGGTGCAACTGCCGCCATCGACTGGATACTCAGTCTCGGCGGCACGGCAAGGTACTACGCACCGGGGGAATGGGATCAAGGCGAGACTGATGGCGCCTATCTCGTCATAGACACTCTTGAAGGCCGGATGCTCGCCAGTCCTGACGACTGGATCATCCGAGGCGTGGCGGGCGAGTTCTACCCCTGCAAGCCAGACATTTTCGAGCAGACCTACGAGCGGGTTGAAGAGTGACCATCGTCCTTGGCATCGACCCGAGCCTCGTCAGCACCGGACTCGCCGTGCTACGCGACGGCGTTCCGGTCGCGCTGCACTCGATCGGCTACGGCGGTCACGACGGCGATTCGTACGCCACCCGCAGCCGGCGCGTGCGCGCCGTGTGCCGAGCAGTGATCGAGTGGGCACTACGCGACGGCCGGCCAGATCTCGCCGTCATCGAGGGGCCCGCCTACGGCCAGTTCCTACCCTCGACGTTCGACCGCAGCGGGCTATGGCACGGCCTGTACGGCGCCCTGGACGCCAAAACGGTTCCCGTCGCGGTAGTTCCCCCGCAGACCCGCGCCAAGTGGGCCACCGGCAGCGGACGGGCCGAGAAAGGCGAGGTGCTGGCCAACGTTCGCGAGTGGTTCGGGCCCCGCGTCAAGGTGCTCAACCACGACATCGCTGACGCCGCGGTGCTCGCGCTCATGGGCGCCTTCCGGCTCGGGGAGGCGATGCCGTTCACGGTCAAGGAACGTCACTACATCGGATTGGGAGCAGCGGCATGGCCGAATTGACATTGCACGACATGCTGAGATGGCCACCGAATCCATTCCTGACGCTCCCCGACGATCCATTCGACCCAACTCCGTGGTTCGGCACGTTCTACAAAGACGTAGACCTCGACGCGATCGACTGGGCCGACGAGATGCGCAAGCTACCAGGGCAATTCACCCAACTGTTGTGCTTCCCGGGATCGCTCGACCACCGAATCATCGCGCAAGCCGTCCACGAACTCACCGAGGAGCTGTTTCGTTGACCAACTGCCGCAAGTGCTCCCAGCCCGCGCAACTGTTCCTGTGCTGCAAATGCGTGGACGCGCTACGCGAACACGCCACCCAACTAGCCTGGCTAGTTGAACGTCTTGACGAGACCGTGACCCGTCACGACAAGCTCAGTAGCCCCACCATCGGCAAGAGCAGTGACGAGCCCCTGCCGTTCAACGCCGATGCCTCCACACTTGCGCACCGGGCCCGCAACACCATCACCACATGGGTTCGCTCCATCTGCGAGCACCGCGGCATCGAGTTCGAGCCCGTACGCGTCGTCCCGCTCGACTTCATCGGGCCGCTACCCGATTCACGCTGGCGGCGCTTGCCGCGCCGCTACCAGCCCACACCGGCCGACATGTGTGAATGGCTCGCCGAGCACGCCCACGCCATCGCACTCACACCCGGTGCCCAAGAATGCGCCGCCGACATGGCCGAGTTGTGCGAGTCGGTACTCAAAACCCTCAACCGCACGACTCGCCAGTTCGCCGGCCCGTGCCCCACCGTGACCGGCCACAACCGCCGCGGTGAGCAGATCACCTGCGGGCACATGCTTTACGCGCGTGACGATGAATCCTTTGTGCAATGCCCGGCATGTGAAGCCAACGTCGATGTACAGCGCAACCGTTTGCGCGTGGCGGTAGACCGTGACCTGATGACCGAGACCAAGCTCGTCGAAACACTGCGCGCCGTCGAAGGGGGCCTTGACGAGGACGGTAACCTGCAGCCCGCGCCGTCATCACGCACGGTGCGTCGCTGGATCAAACGCAAGCAGCTATTCACCCGCGGATGGGTCCACAACGGGCAGATCGTGAGCGTCTGGGTTCGCCGCGGAGATCCCCGCGTCTTCTCATTCAGCCAAGCCCAACATCTATGGTGGACAGAACGCGCCCAGGGACACCGGCGCGCAGATGAGCACGACCCTGAGGACATACCGCCGACCACCAAACCATCGGCACACGACAGCGCGCGCTACACCCGCAGCCACGGAATCACCCGCTGACACGCCCGCGAATTACAGCCATGTTGTTTAGGGCCTCTGACCTGTGTAAACTCGATTTGTCGCAAGTAAATGCTGCCCGAAAAACCCCGGCTTGAGCTGGGGTTTTGTCGTATCTGGGGGTGAATGCAATGGTCTGGTCAGACCGACGGACACCCCGACCGCCCCGAGTAGCCGAGCAGCGCATGCGCACCGACGCGCTACGGCGACTGCCTCACCGATGCGGAGCGCGTGGCGATGGCAAGCCCGAGACCGACGGCTGCGGCCGCACCGGGGTGTACCTGTACTGCGATCACATCGTCGCCCACTGGCGCGGCGGTGTGACGCACTGGCGCAACGCGCAGCTGTTGTGCGAGCCCTGCCACAAGCCCAAGAGCAACCGCGACGCCAGTGATGCCAGGGCGCAAGCACGAGCTAGCCGGCCCAAGTGCCGCCCGCCCGAGCGTCATCCGGGCCTGATCACCAGGCATACCGAGCAGTAGCTACTGCCCCACTCCACATATGCCCTGGTAGCAGGGGTGGGGGGGTAACCCGGCTACCCCCTATGCATCGCCGGAACGCTTTAGCACGCACCCGCCTGCGTGCGCGAAGTTCCGGATTTTTCGGGTTGCCCGACGCGGAGTTTTCAAACCGCCGACTTCCCCGTTCTTAGGCGGGGCTGTGTTTTCACTACACCATCAGGCCAGGTCAGCTTACGCGTTGACCCGGCCGAAAGTCTCTGCCTGACCGAAGACGGCGGGCATCGATCTGCACAAGGAGGCAGACCGAGATGACAACACCCGACATCCCGAAAGTACCGACCGGACTACGCAAGGGCGGCAAGGAACTGTGGACCAGCATCCACGCCAAGCACTACACCCTGCGCCCCGACGAGTTGCGGATCCTTGAGGACGCGTGCCATCAAGCGGACCTCATCGACGAGCTGAACTGCGAACTCCGCAAGCAGCTGCGCGCGGGCAACTTCACGGTCGCCGGCTCGATGGGCCAGCAGGTGAGCAATCCGCTGATCTCCGAGATTCGGCAGCACCGCGCCACGCTGACGCAGATGCTCGCCAAGCTCAAGTTGCCCGATCTGCCCGTCGAGCAGAACACCGACGCTGGCGACGGTCACCGCGGCGAGCAGCAGCGCAACGCCGCCAACTCACGTTGGTTCGTCCCGCCGCAGGCCCCGGCGAGCTAAATGGCGTCCATCGGCGCCCCGGCACTGATCCGCAAGCACGACTACTCGGACATCGTTGCCTGGTACCGCCATCACGTCCCACGCGCGGCACCGCCGAAGTACGGCCGGTTCGAGCCGATCCGCATCGGCCCATCGTGGGACTGGACCGAGGAGCGCGGCTGGAACCTCCCCGAGCACTCGATCGGTTGGCAGATGCTCGGTTGGACCGGCTACTGGCTCAAGGACACCAGCGGTCAGCCGTGGCAGTGGACGATGGAACAGTCCCGCATGCTGCTTTGGTGGTGGTCGTTGACCCCCGAGGGGCGCGTCGCGCACATGACGCAGACGTGGCAGAGACTCAAGGGCCACGGCAAAGATCCGCTCGCCGCCGGCGGGGTCGCCCTGCCCTCGGCGTTCGCACCCTGCATTTTCGACCACTGGGGCCCTGACGATCAGCCCGTCGGCCGCGAGAATCCGAACGCGTGGGTTCAGGTGCTCGCCGTCACCGAGGATCAGACCAAGAACACCCTCGGCATGGTTCGGCGAATGCTCACCGACGAATGCATGAAGTACTACGGCATCAGCATGAGCGCGGTCACGTGCCAAGGGATGCGCCAGACCCGGTTGATCCAAGGCGTCACCTCGAACTACCTGGCGATCGAGGGCAAGCAGACCGACACCATCATCCGCAACGAGACGCAGAACTGGAACAGCTCGAACCACGGGCATGATCTGGCCGGCGCCGCTGACGGTAACCGCACCAAGATCGCTCAGGGCCGCATGCTCGACATCTGCAATGCCTACCGGCCCAATGACGGATCGGTGGCGCAGGTCGAGCGTGAGGGCTGGGAGGCCACTCTCGACCGGACTGACCTTGATGACGACGAGGAGCGCGAGCAGTTCGCCAAGGTGGGGCACCTCTACGACTCGCTGGAGGCGCCGGCCAACGCGCCGTTGACCGCCGAGGCGATCCCCGAGGTGATCGAGGTCGTACGCGGGGACTCGATCTGGTTGGACCCCGAGACGATCCTCACCTCGGCACTCAAGAAGTCGACACCGCCGAGCGAGTCGCGCCGAAAGTGGTTCAACCAGATCAAGTCAGCCGATGACGACTGGATCGAGCGCGAGAAGTGGGACGCGTGCAAGGGCGATAGGTTCGTCGCCGACCGTGAGCGGATCGCGATGTTTCTCGACTGCTCCAAGTCCGACGACGCCACCGCGCTCATGGGCTGCCGACTCTCCGACGGACACGTGTTCACCATCGGCATCTGGGCGCGTCCATCACGTGAGCGGCCGAAACCGGGCGATCCGGTCTGGCTGGTGGACCGCGATGCCGTCGACCATCGCGTCCGAGAAGCCAAGGACCGCTGGAAAATCATCGCGTTCTGGTGCGACCCATCGGGGGCGCGCGACGACGAGACCGGCGAGCGGTACTGGGACACCTACATCGAGGAATGGCGAGTGCTGTTCGGGAGCACACTTACCGTGCTGCCCGCGGTCAAGACCGGGCCCTATGCGCATTCGATCGTGTGGGACATGCGCAACCCGATCCACACGCAGTTGTTCGTCGCCGAGGCCGAGCGGTTCGTCACGGAAGTCAACGAAGGCAAGCTCACACACGACCGCAACGGCCTGCTGCGCCAGCACGTCATCCAAGCCAAGCGAGCACCGAGCAAGTACGGCATCTCGCTCATGAAAGAACATCGCGAGTCCGCCAAGAAGATTGACGCCGCCGTGGCCGCTGTCGGTGTGCGGCTCATGTACAAGCAGATCATCGGCAAGCCGAGCAAGGGCAAGTACGCCCCTGGTCGCGGTCGCATGCTGAGCAGACGTTAGGAGGGCCGTGTGACGCTTCCGCATCTCCCCGCCCCGGTGCTCTCCCCGGTCAGCCCGGATCTGACCAGCCGCGAGCAAAACATCGCCTGGCGTCTAGCCTCGGTGCTGTTCAGCCGGCGCCCGGAGTACCTGGAATCGCGCCAGTACTACGAGGGCACGCAACTTGTTCCCTCGCTGGGCATTTCGGTACCGCCCGAGCTGGAGTCCCTGCGCGCGATCGTCGGGTGGGGTGGTTCGGGTGTTGATGCGGTGGTCGACCGTCTACTACTGCAAGGGGTACTCCTCAAGGGCAAATCCGAGGTCGACGACGAGCTACAAGAGATCTTTCAAGCCAACAACATTGACGCAGAATCACCTATGGTGCATGAGGATTCGCAGGTATGCGGCAACGGCTACGCCCTCATCGGAAACGGCGCCGACGGAGCGGTCATCACCGGCGAATCGCCGCTGAACATGACCGCGCACGTCGATCGCGCCACCGGAATCACGACGTGCGCCTACCAGACCTACATCGACGCTGATCCGGCCAGCGAGCACTACGCGAGCATGCGGGGCACGATCTACTTGCCTGAGGTGACCACACACATGGTGTCCACCGCTGGCACGTGGAAAGTCATCGACCGCGACGAGCATCCCGATACTGCCGAGTTCGGGTGCCCGGTGGTGGCATTCCCGAACCGCCCCACCACTGGGAACCGTTGGGGCGTATCGGAAATTGCCCCGGCATGGCGCAACTGCATGAACCGGGCGGCCCGCACATGGGTTGAACTCGAAGTGATGCGCGAGTTCCACATCATTCAGAAGATCATGCTTCTCGGCGCCACTGAGAAGGCATTTCAGGACGGCCAGGGCAACTACAAGACGGTGTGGGAGTCCTACGCCGACATCATGCCGGCGATCGAGCCTGACGAAGACGGAAATGTCCCCGAGGTCAAGGTCATTCAGGGCCAATCCCCCGAGGGCCTACTCAAGATCATCGACGGCGAGGCGCGGCTCATGTCGGGGTACACCGGCCTGGACCCGCAGAGCATGGGCATCATCAGCACCGGCAACCCGGTCTCTGGTGACTCGATCACCAAATCCGACTTCCGGCTCAAGCGCCGCACCGATCGCAAGACGCAGGGCTACGGCAACGCGTGGGTGAACGTCGCCAAGTGGACCTACCTTGTCCGGGGTGAACGGCGCGACGAACTCAAGCGCGCCGAGGCCGACTGGGGCCCCACCGGTATCCCGACACCGGCCGCCGACTCGGACGCCGTGACCAAGCAGATTGCCGCCAAGCTCATTCCGGAGCGCTCGGAGACCGGCCTGGCCAAACTCGCCTACAGCGCGATCCAGCGCCAGAACATCGCCGAGGAATGGCGCGAATTCGACGGGCGCGCGCTCATCGACGCACTGACCGATCGCGTGCGTGAGCGCGCCCAGCAGATCAACCTGGGCCAGGGCGAGCAGCAGTCCGAGGCGCCGGCCAATGGCAACGACGCCTGACCTCAAGGTCTGGCAGGCCGCAGACGAGCTGTTGACCGCGCAAGCAACCGCGCAGCTCGGCGCCCAACTCGCCGGTATCAGCTGGTCAGGCGGCGGCGTCGCGGCGGCTGTGACCACGATCTATCGGGGCATCGTGACCGCATACCGACGCTCGTCATCGACGCTCGCGTTGCAGATGTACGCGGACATGCGCCGCCGCGCGGGCATCGACGGCCGATCCCCCAAGGTGATGGCGCCGGATCCGGCATCGGAGTGGATTGACGCCAAGGTGGCCAGCGCGTTCAAGATCTCCGCGAAAGCGGTCAGTCTGGCGGCCGAATCGTCATCGGATACCACCGACCTCGGCCCCCGAGAGTCCATCGACATCACCGGCGCCCATGCCGTCGAGAACATCGTGACGGCGCGGCTGTCGAACTCGATTCAGCGCATGGTCGCCTCGGGCGGGCGCGAAACCGTTGCGATGACCTCAGCCGCCGACGGCGCCAAGTACACCCACGCACCGACGAAACCGGCTGCACCACGCGGAGATCCGACGCATTACATCCGGATGCCCACCAACCTCAAGCCGTGCGCCTTCTGCGTCATGCTGGCCACCCGCAACGCCGATTGGCGCGCATACAAGACCGCGCAGTCGGCCGAGTTCGTCGTCGGCGGCCCCCGGGGCGCCGAGCGCGGCACCCAGCGGGTCGGGGACCGCTACCACGACCATTGCCAGTGCATCGCCGTCCCGGTATGGGGCGCCGAGGAATTGCCGTTTGACCGCACCGGCTACTACGAGATGTACGCAAAAGCGTCCGCAAATGCGGGCACCGGCAAGACAAAAGACGTTCTGGCGGCCATGCGCCAGATCTACGGCATCGCTTGAGGCCGTACCAACCCGGCAAGTGCCGAACCCCCCGAAAGCCCAAGGAGGCTGACGTTCCCATGCCCGATGCACCGACCCCGAACAACATGCCCGGAGCCCAGCCGGAAGCACCCGCGACGCCAGTGGCCCCAGCACCGGTGCCCACACCACCGTGGGGAGACAACCCCGCCGACTTCGACCCTAAGAAGGCGTGGGACTTGATCACGAACCTGCGCGCCAGCGAGGACACCAGCAAGGGCACCATCGCTTCCCAGCGTGGCGAAATCGATTCACTCAAGGCCCAACTCGCCGAAGCGCAGCCACTCTTGCAGGCCGCCGACGAGCAGCGCCGCCAAGAGCAGGGCGAGTTGGCAACCGCTCGGGAGGACAACCAGAAGCTTGCCGACCGGCTCGCCGCGATCGAGAAGTCGGTCCAAGATGCCCGTTCGGCGGCATTGCAGGCCAAGGCCGAGGCGCTGGCATCGAACCGTGACGAGAATCGCGCGGGCAGCGCGTTCGTCAACCCCAAGACAGCGGCGAAACTTATCGATCTGTCCGAATGCCTCACCGAGGCAGGAGAAATCGATGAGGCCGCCATTGCGTCGAAGCTCGACGCACTCGCACAGACCGACCCGTATCTGGTCGCTACGGCGCCCACACCGGGCCGCAAGCCCAATCCGGCGCAAGGGCACGGAGGCGGGGCTGTCCCGTTGGATGCACAGATCAAGGCCGCCGAGGAACGCGGCGATGTCATGGCATCCATCGCCCTCAAGCAGCAGAAGCACTACACCAAGTAGATAGGAGACCATCATGGCCGGAATCACCGGTATCGGAACCACATTCAACGAGCCCAACTACCACGGCGAGCTGTTCGCACAGACTCCGATCGACACTCCGCTACTGTCCATGGCCGGCGGCCTGGGCGGCGGTAAGCAGACCGGTGCCACCGAATTCGAGTGGCAAACCTACGACCTGCGCAAGCCCGAAGTGCGCCCCCGCAAGGAAGGCGACGACGCCCCCAACCCCGAGGCGCGGGTGCGTGCGAACGTCAAGAACGTCGTGCAGATCTTCCACGAGACCGTGGGTACCAGCTACACCAAGCAGGCCACGGCCGCGCAGCTGTCCACCACACAGTCCGCACCGTTCAACTCGACAGACGGTCTGGGATTCGGCAACCCGGTCGGCAATGAGCACACCTGGCAGATCGCGCAGGCGCTCAAGCAGATCGCCCGGGACGCCAACTACGCGTTCTGGCATGCCAAGAAGAACGTGCCCACCGACAACACCACCGCCCGACAGATGGGCGGTCTGCTGTCGGTGATCAACACCAACAAGACCTTTGCCAGTGCCGAGGTCACCGCCACCACGGCGACTGACACCGTGACGGCCGCCGCGAACGGTCTGGCCAACGGCGATCAGGTGGTGTTCACCGACACCGGTGCTGCGACCGGCATCCGTCTGGATGAGTCGTACTACGTGGTCAACGCAGCAGCCGGCACGTTCAAGGTCGCAGCCACCGCTGGCGGCACCGCGATCACCTTGGGCACCGCGAACGTCAAGTACGTGCAGGTGTCCGGATCGGCCGCCGCGACGACCGGCGTGAGCGTGGATCGCATCAACGCGTTCGTGCAGGGCATCTTCGACAACGGCGGTCTGACACAAGGCGACACCCGCGTGCTGTTCGTGCCGTCGATTCAGAAGACCCGGATCACCAAGGCGTACGCGACCGCGTACGGGTCGAACGTCAACGGCGCCCTGGGAACCTCGGCGGGTCACACGGTCGGCGGTGTTGCGGTGGATGCCATCACGACCGACTTCGGTCAGCTGTACATCGCCGTCGAGCGCGCCCTGCCCAAGGATGCGATCGTGGCGCTGTCGGTCGAGCAGATTGACCCGGTGTTCCTGAACATCCCGAACAAGGGTGTTCTGTTCGAGGAGGCCCTGGCCAAGACCGGCTCGACGGACAAGACGCAGGTCTACGGCGAGATCGGCCTCAAGTACGGGTCCGAGCGCGCTCACGGCGTCTACCGGGGTCTGGCGGTCGCCTAGCCATGACGGCACCCGCGAATCCCCCGCAGCCATATGCGTCGTCGGCCCAGCTGGCCACGTATATGCAAGTCGAGGATGTCGAGCCCGCGTGGCACGCGACGGCCACGATGCTGCTGGGGTTCGCGGCGCTGCTGATCCGCACCGAGTACACCGATATCGATTCACGCGATCCTGCGATCGATCCCGAGTTGCCCAAGCTGGTATCGCTGGAGCTGGTCTCGAACAAGATGATCGAGAACGCCGCCGGTGGGGTCACTCAGGTCACCGAGTCTATGGAGGACATTTCGGTAACTAAGACGCTCGGCAAGGGCCAGCGTTTCGGCGGACTAGCGCTCGACGAGTGGGCGCGCTCCCTGCTGGCACCGGAGCCGTCCTCGGGGCCCAGGGCGTTCGCCATCAAACGCGGTACCGGCAGGGTGCCCAACAACCCCTACGACAACCAGGCCCTTGGGACGGTTCGAGGGGCACCGTGGGTCCTCTGATTCGGGTCCGCTACGGCGAGACCGTGCAGCGCACTCGCGTGGTTCGCACCGGCGATGCTGACAGCGCATCAGGCCCGGTGCCAATCAAGCGCACAGCGTTCGGGCGCGCACAGAGCATCGTCATCAACGACGACCAGCGCGGCCGGCGCACCGTCATCGAGCGCAATTGGTTCTGCTCGAGAGGCGAAGACGTACGCCAGGGCGACCGCATCGAGCGCACCAACGGTGAGGTCTACTCAGTGATCTCGCCGCCACTGGGCGATGTCGACCACCCCTTGAGCGGGCACAACCTCGGCGTCAAGAAGCACCGCGTGCGGACGGTGAGCGCCCCTCATGGATGACATCCATATCCCCAAGCCGAATCCGGCGCTGACCGCGATTCTCAAGTCCCCCAAGATGGCCCGCATTGTGCGGCTCAAGACCGAATACGCCAAGGTGCGTTATCGGGCGATCGTGGCCAAGCGATCACGGCGCCTGGCCGCTTCGGCACGCGTCAAGCTGTCGATCGGCGGCTATAAGAACGACCGCTGGGTCGGTCAGCTCATCGTCGGCGAAGGCCTCAAATACGGCGCTTCGCACGAGTTCGGCCACGAGGCTGCCCGCAGTACCGAGTCTGGCCAGTACGTCGAGCGCTCCCCGGCTCGCCGCCGCGCAGTGCGCAAGCGCAAAGCAAGAGCTGCAAAGGATCTCAAGCAAGTGTTGCGATCACTGAGGAACTCATGATGGCGATTCCCTGGCTACCCAACTGGTACGTACCCAGTTGGCCCTCGGCCGAAGACGCCGTACTGGCGCTGTACCGCCCGCTGTTCCCGACCGGGGTCGGCGGGGCCGTGCAGGTGGTCAATCAGTTGCCCGACGACGAAGCCGGCACCGGCTGGACGGGCCGAATCCTGTTCGTGGCCCGCGCAGGTGGTGCGGCGGTGACTGTGCGTCACGACCAGGCGGCCATGCAGATCGCCGCTATCACCGACTCTCGTGCTGATTCCCTGATCCTGTCGGGGTTCGTGCGGGACATCAACACCAGCATCGAAGACGACGAGATCGAGGTCGAACTCGCAGGCGGCAGCGTCGCCAGGATCACCGAAGTGACCGAAATCGCTGGCCCCGAGGAAGTCCCGGGGATGGAGTACGACGAGCGGATCATCCCCGCGACGTATCTATTTACCTTCGCAAATCCACTGGAAACCCCAGACTACAGCGGCTATCTCGGCCTCTGATTCATGAAAGGAATTGGCAGTCATGACAACTCCCGTTCTCCCCGCATCCATCAAGGCATTCAAGGGCGCCAAGAAGGCATTGCAGCTCGCCCCACTCGACATGGCCGTTTTGGTCGGCCGCGCCGATCGCGTCGCATCGTTCACGCGCAACATCGAGGGCCCCGACAACAAGCCGCTGATTCCCACGGGCATCGCCGGCGTCGGGTACCTGGCCAAGGACACCAGTATCGGTGTCAAGTTCGACATCTCATCGAATGACATCGATTCGGCCGGTGAGGGTTTGCCGACTCGAATCATCATCGATCGGCAGTCGATCGAATTCGATTTCGAGATGCGCCAGACTGGCCGTCAGGCATTGGAATTGCAGTTCAGTGCCGACTACTCGAACGTGACGCCGACGGCGGCCACGGGTGGTATTCACGCACCGATCGCCACGGTTCCCGAGAATCAGGACTACCGCGCGATCATCTTGGGCAAGGACAGCTACCAGGCCAAGCCGATCTACTTCGGCTACGTCCTGAACATGGTGCAGGTGTCAGGCGTCGACAACCAGAAGTGGGACCAGAAGAACACCCTTCTGTGGCACCCCACGCTCAAGACGATCGCCGACGATGAGGATCTGGAGAACCTGGGCGAATTCTTCATCTTCGGCGAGGGGTTCAAGGCGCTCTCGGCCGTCACTGATACCGGGTTCGCCCCGCCGCCGGTGGAGTGGATCGACATCACGCCGCCGACGAGCGCCCTGACGCTGTCTCTGGCGGCCGGAGATACCGCACAGCTGGCGGTGCACGACAACAACGGAGCCAACCGCACGGCGGCGGCGACGTACGTCTCGTCGGCTACCGCCAAGGCGACCGTCTCGGCGACCGGCAAGATCACCCCGGTCGCCGTCGGCACCTCCGACATCACCGCATCGTTCAGCGGCAAGTCCGACACGGTGACCGTCACCGTCGTCGCCTAGCAGCACCCCGGTCAACCCCTGGCGTCCATCCCCCTTTGGGCGCCAGGGGTTTTCCATGTCCCACCCACCACAACCCAAGAGGGAAGCAAATGACAACACGAGCCAAAGTTGGCCGGTTCTACGAGATCATGGCAGAAGTGGGCGAAGCGCCCTACGTTCTGACCGCAGACATCAAGATCCCGCGCATGGGGATCGATGCCCGTGATGAGTGGCGCAAGAACACCTACCTGTTGCTGGTGCAACGTGTCTTGGACGGCAAAATTATCAACGAGCAAGGTCGGATGCCCGAGGCGGTCGACTACGCCGAAAAGGTAGAACGGGCGCTGCTGGGCGAGCAGTACGACGCGTGCAAGGCGCTGTTCGCCGACAACGCCGCCGCGTGGGACAAGTTCCTCGCCGAGGTGCGCGACTACAACATGGTCGACGGCACCGAATCGGAGACTGACGCGGGAAAAGACGCGAGCGCACCGGCAGAGTAGTCGCCGTAGTCGAGGCGCACTGGCTCGCGATTCAGTGGGATTTCCAGAATGTGTTGGGAATCAACGCACTTGACTACTTCTTAGGTCTCCCCGGCCGCACCTGGACCCAGTTCCTGGAGCACTTCGACTCGATGTGCCAGGAACTGGGAACACGGTGCTGGGAGAAAGCGGCCACCGATCCGCAGCTGCGCCGACGCGTCGAGGAAATGGACGCCGAGCAGATCCGCGAGCTGCGCGAACAATCAACCAGCGAGCCGCATTACGGGTACACCCCGATCGTGCGCGAGCTGCGCAACCTGTGCGATCAGCTGATCGCACACCGTGGGCAATCCGGTGGCGCCACCGCGCGCGATCTGAGTTTCATGCCCCGCCCCGAGATGGTGGGCGACCTGATCAACGAACGCGAATCCGAGCTAGTGCGTGCAGATCTCGACGAGACGATCGCCGAGGCACACGCCAGCTGGGAGCGCATGCAGTCCGACGAATGGGAGGTGTGGTGACCGTTTACCCGGCTGGTGATGCCTCGATCAACGTGCGGCCCAGCGTCCGCGACTTCCGTCGCGAGCTGGATGCCGATCTCAAGAAGATCGACGCCAAGCTCGCCGTCGAGGTCACCCCCAACCTTGCTCAAGCACAAGCCGATCTAGCCCGGTGGCGCGAGCAAGAGGAGCGGCGCTCCAAGATCGGCGTCGATGTTCACCCGAACCTCGCGCAGGCCACCGCCGACCTGGCCCGGTTCCGCGCCAAGGAGGAAGCCAACGCGATCGACTTGCGCGTCAACATCGATCACGCCTCGATCAGAAGGGCAACGCGAGGCATCGAGGGGTTGGCCTCGGCGGGTGCAAAACTGTCTGCCCTCAAATGGAATGCGGGTGCGCTCGCCCTCGGCAGCCTGCCAGCCCTCGCGACGGGCCTGGCTACCGCCACGGGCGCCGCCCAAGAACTCGCGCAGGTAGCGATCGGGCTGCCCGCCATCTTCGCCGGGGTCGCATCGTCGGTCGGCACGGCCGCCATTGGCTTCAAGGGCATGGGCGAAACGCTCAAGCTGATGGACAAGGCCGAGACGACCGGTAAGGCCAAAGACATCGCGGCGGCCGCCAAGGCCCTGGAGAGTCTGGCCCCGGCAGCACAGGAAGTCACCAAGTCAACGTTTGCCCTGATCAAGGGACCATTCAAGGAACTGCAAAACCTCGTCGCACAGAACATGTTCGACGGCATGTCTGCGGAGATGAACACGCTGGCCGACACGGCGATCCCCCGCCTGAAGGTCGGCCTAGGTGGCATCGCCACGGCATGGAATCAGAACCTACGCCAGCTGACAAAGACGCTCGGCTCGGACTCCTCACGCGGACTGCTCGATCGCATCCTCGGCGACACCGCCAACGCACAATCGCGATTCACCAAGGCTATCGATCCCATCGTGCACGGGCTGGGCACGCTCACCGCTGGCGGAACGTCTTCACTGCCCCGACTCGCCGACGGAATCGGCAAGGCCGCAGAACGATTCGACCGATTCATCACAGCAGCAGACGATCGCGGCGACCTCGACAAGTGGATCAACGACGGCATCACCGGCATGACCAACTTCGGCAACGCCCTGCTCAACGTGGGCAAGTCGCTGACCGCCATCACCCAGGCCGCCGGCGGCGGTGGCAGCTTCCTGGCATGGCTGGAGCGGGCTACCGGCCAGCTCGCCACATTCCTCAATAGCGCTGCCGGACAGGAGAAACTGACCCGCTTCTTCGCCGAGGCCCGTGAGCAGCTGGAGAAGTGGGGCCCGGTCCTGCAAGGCCTTCCGGGGATATTCCAAGGTCTCTACGACGCAGCCAAGTCGTGGTCCGACCTGCTTTTGCCCGCGCTCGGAAAGATCTCGACCTACCTCGGTGAACACCCCGGCCTGATTCAAGCGGTCGCAACCGCCTTCATCGCGTGGAAGACCATCGACGGCGTAGCCTCGCTGGTGACAAGCCTGACCAGCGTCGCTGGGCTCCTCAAAAGCATTCCCGGACTACTGGGCACCGCCCAAGCGGCGGCGAGCACGGCGGGTGCGACCGCAAGTGCGGCGGCCGGCGGGACCTCCAGCATGGCCCCGGCCCTCGGTGTCGCCCTTGGTGTTCCGTTGGCGGCGTCATTGTTCATGGCCCAGGTCGGTGGGCCGAGCAAGCAAGAGGCCGACCTGACCAAGCGTGGCAATGAGAACTTCGAGGAACGCCTGGCCAAGTCGCCGTTCAAGACCGGTGGTCCGCTGCCCGCGCCGGGAACCCCGGAATACAGCGAGATGCTCGAACTGGCAGCCACGGGGCGCATCCCGGGAATCACCGCCAAGGACGGGCGCATCGTCGATGTTGGCGGCAACCCCATCCCCGGACTCAAGAACGGCGGCCCCACACCTTCCGGCAAGGGCCCCGGCCCGACCGGCGGCTGGCTAGCTGAGCTGCACGACGACGAATGGGTGCTACCGGCCCCCGCCAGGGCCGCAATCGGCGACGAGGCACTCTGGGCGCTCACACAGGGCCGCTCATTCCTCGGCGGTGGGTACATCGACACCGATGGCAACCCGGTCTCCCCCGGCGCCGCGCCCGGGCCCGGTTCTGCCGTATCGGGTCTGGGTGACACATTCGGTAGCGCGCTTCTCGGCGGTCTCGGTCTGGGCGGTGGCCACGCCGGCAGCGCGAGCGGTCAGCGGATTACGCCCGGACTATGGGGCCTGGCGCAGGTCGGCTCGGACCCGGCTGGCCTGGAGGCGTGGGGCGGACAAACCGCCGAGTGGGCGGGCAAATTCGCGGCCAACACGCTGGGCAAGTTCGGATCCGCTCTATGGTCCGGTGCGCTGGGCATCTTCGGCCTGGAGAACTCCATTTTGTCGCCGAACAACGTGTACAACCAGGCGATTGCGAAGGCCGGCCAGTTCTACCTCGGCGAGGCCGGACCGTTCGGCAGCTCGGGCACCTCGGGCGACGGCACCGCACCCTCGCTGGCCGGCATGGGCACCACCTCGGCTGTATCGCCGAACACCAACCGGCACGGTATGAGCGCGGCGGCGAACCGTCAATACGGCCGCTGGCCCGTCACACCGGCGGCCTCGCGTTCGCGCGCACCCAAGGGCACAGGAGCCGAACGCTGGCGCCCCATCGTGACGCGGGCACTGCAAGAGGTCGGTCCCCGGTACGGCATCACCAACATCCCGGCATGGGCCGACGCGCTCATTGGTCAGATCCAATTCGAGTCCGGTGGAAACGCTAACGCGTACAACGGCAACGACACCGACGGCAAGGGCGGGCGCCAAAAGGTCTACGGCCTCGGCCAGTTCCTCCCCTCGACGTTCAACGCGCACAACATCACCGGTGGTTCGATCAACAGCGGCGAGGCGCAGATCTACGCCATGATCGATTACGTCGCCACCAAATACGGGCAGAGCGGCGCCGGCGTCCCGAACTTCATCAACCAAGGCCACGGCTACGCCGACGGCGGCATGGTGGTGGGCCTGCCCGGCATCGACACCAACCCGGCGATGCTGACCCGCAAAGAGTGGGTCATCAAGGAGCCCAGCGCCAGCAAGTACGGCACCGCCGCGATGGCATCGGTCAACGCTGGCACCGCCGCGATCATCCCCAACCCGCCGACCCCGCCCATGAGCGGCATGGCCGGCGGCATCAGCGGCGGCTCGCCCGTGCCCCTCTCACCGGTGCACCAGGCGCCCACCTCGGCAGCGGCGCCCGCACCGACGCCCACCCCGGCCGCGCCGCCGGCTTCCGCGCCGACCGCCCCGGCGCCGGCAGATACCGCCGCCACGGGCCCGAGTCCCGCCCCCGCAGCTGCCACCCGCCCGACGGTCGCGCCCGCACCCAGCTCGGACGACCACACCCTGCCCGCGCTCAAGCAGGGCATCACCGAGGGTGCAGCGGTCATCGGCGATCTGGCCGCCGCTGCACTGTCCTCCGGGGGCAGCATGGGCATGGGAGGCGGCGCGGCGGCCGGCGTGCTCGCCAAGGGCATGGCCACCCTCGGCGGTAAGGCCGCTGCCGGGGTCGCCAACGTCTTCTCATCGGCACTCGTGGGCAACCTCGGCGACAACACCACTGCGGGCGCATACGGCGCCCCGGTGCTCTCGGCGCCGCCGCAGCCCGCCCGACCCATCGACGCCCGAACCATGTTCGGCGACGTGTCCACCAACGACCCGCGCGATTTCGTCGAGCAGCAGCGGCTCCGCGAACAGCAGCGCGAGCAATCGCTGAACAGCTATGTGTAGGGGAGACACGTGTCGCAATATCTGACGCTGGACATCATCGGCCGCACCGGTACCCCGTGGCGCGTGATGGGCCCTGGCCGTGGCCAACGGAACATCATCTTGTCCCCCAAGTGCATGCCGATCTTCGACCTTCCGGTCGAAACACGCTGGGTTACCAACTCATTCGGGCAGCGCTACCAGGACTACCGATTCAAGAAGCACACGTTTCCCCTGACGTTCATGTCCTACCACTGCGATAAGTACACGTGGGCCAACGTCATTACCGAGTTCGGATGGGAATTCGACTTTGACGGAGAAACCATCCTCCGATTCACCGGGCCCGACGGTGTGCGCGACAAGTTCGTGCGCAAGGAATCGAATTCGACTGTCTTTCAGACGATGCAATGGGAGGGCCGAGACCCGTTCCTGACCGGCGCCGGTAGCGAGCAATTCACACTTTCAGCTGAATTGCCCTTCTATGTCGGCAAGCCCGTTGTGCAAGAGATGCATTCAGAAAATGCGCGTGGCTGGTTCGAGTTCGATTTCATCAACGAGGGCGACGTGCCCGACTGGGCTAGATGGACGCTCACCGAAGACGCCGACTGGGAAGTACCCGACAGCTCGTGGGGATCGCCGATGCTCGGCCGACCCGAAGAGGACTACGGACGCACAGTACCCATCCCCGCTATCGACATCCGCGACGGCGGTCTTGAGGCCGACTCAGATCCGCGCCAACAGACCCTCATCTCCGAGAAAGCGACTCTCGTCCAAGGTCGTTGGAAAGGTCTAGATCTGCGCTACCCGCTACCGGCCGGCCTGCATGAGAAGGCCACCATCCGGTTCACGAACAACACCAACCCCGACGGGGCCCACTGCCGCCTGACCATCCCGCAGTGGTACTCGCGCCCATTCTCCAAGCCGTTCAAGTTGGCGCGGTGACCCGGCGATGATTGATGGCACCGCACTGCTCGATCGTATCGAGCGCAACGTCGCCAAGGTCCGGGCCGAACACGCCATGTACCGCATGCAGCAGAACGACATTGAGCTGTGGATCAACAAGCCCGACGGCGGAGCGGGTACCGATTTCCTGGGCCGCGTCTCGGATCAAGCGGTCATCAAGCAGTCATGGCCGTGCCGCAAAAACGTTTCCTCGCAGGGCTATCTGGCGCTGCCGACCGAGCATATGATCGCCCGGTATGTGATGGCGCTGCCGAACAACCGCGAGGCGCTCAAGAACGTGGTGATCACCGTCTCGCGCTACAACGGCAAATGGCGCTGGTCGGGGCTGTTGCGCTACTGGAAACTGGAGCGCCGCAACGGCATTCTGTCGTTCGTCATCTTCTTTAACGATGACCTCCAGTACCTCCAGTATTTGCTCGTACCCCCGAACCCGGCCCTACCGTTGCCAATTTTCCAGTTCCCCAGGGAATTCTTCCTGTATGCGCCCCTGAAATGGGCAATCAGCATGACGATGCTGTTCCAATTCTTTCGGATACAAGGGCACCCATTCACGTTGCCGGACGACCCATTTGACCTCGCGCAATGGACATCGACAATCGACTGGTCGCAATGGCAATGCCACGTCAAGGCCTCACCGTTCCTGCTCGATGATTCGAGCCTGTGGGGTCCGATCGCCTCACGCATGAACGCCGCCGATGTGACGTTTGCCGACGCGCTCGACGACGCGCAGATGGTCATCACCTATCGCCGCATCCTGACCGCACGGGGCGAGCGCGCCGACGGACTGCTCACCCCGAACGTGGCCAACGGTGCGTTGGTGTTCGAGGTACAGGACCGCTCCGGGTTCCACCTGTTCGGCGGCACGTTCCTCGATGGCACGATCGCGGCCGGATTCGCCCGCACCGCGATCACCTACGCGGACGGCTATTTCGAGGACATTCTCAACGTCGTCGCCGACGACGAGACCCTGGCGCCAGATTCCTACTACCAGAACGGATTCCTGGGCACACTCGCCGAATTCCCCTGGATATGCATCAACGACGACCAATGGCACGACTTCGATTCTGAGTTGTCGTGGTCGCCAGCGGGCCCGGTCTCGGTGGTGGTCGGTGGTGACAATCCGACCGCAGATGCTATCGCGCGCTTGGTGATTGAGTCCGTTGGAAACATGATTGGCTACTTTCTGCTGGGCGGGTTCTCCTCGGCCGGCGACATCGCGGCCGATGTCATCATGCCGTTCCTGGTCGGCACCATCGCCGCCTGGCTCGAATGGAAAAACATCGGCCGCACGCGCCAGCTCGGCTGGGTGCACCTGTTCGAGATGTACCAGTCAGGCGCCGAAAACAACGCATGGTCCGCGTCAGCCGAGGCCGCTATCCGGGGTGCGTTCACCGCAACCAAGGCCCAAACCGGCCACCGGATCAAGCTCGACGGCTCGCACTGGGTTATCCCTGGTCTGCACTTCGACACCGGCGACCGCATCGCCTCGACACACGCCGAGCTACTGCGGATCGGCATCGATGCGATGTTCGTCGATCAGGTCGAGGAAATGGTCAACGCGGGCGACAACAGCGCCGGCCAACCCCTGACCTGGGAAGTGGTCATTGGCCTGAACAAGGCCGCCATGAGCCAAGGCGAACGCAACGCGCGAGCCATCAAAAAGATGCTGGCCACGATTCAGAACATTGGAGTGCACCTCATCTCATGACCCAAGAACCCTTGCACGAGCGCGTAGTCGAGGTATCCGACCGCGACACCACCGTGGCCAAACTCGTCGACGCCCTGGCCGTGCTCAAGACCGGACGCAATAACGGCGAGGAAACCATCGGCCTGCTCGCCCCGATGCGCCGCGCGGCGGCCGAGGGTCTGGCAGATCTGGGGTTCCGGTTCGTCGAGGCGGTCGCGACACAGCGCGTCGTGCCGCCTAAGCCCAGCTGGCTCGGACCGCACGCGGTCGGGCACACAGCTGCGCTCGATCCCGAGGCCGCAGCCGCAGCCCTCGATGAGTTCCACCCGGACCTCGCCGAGCGGATCCGGGGCGCCAAGAGCGACGACCAGCGCGCCGCATTGCGCGCCGAATTGGCGCCGACCGTGACCGACACCCTGCGCACGGCGATCGATCTGGATACCGCAGTGGCAGACCTACGCACACAAGGCCGTCACGACACCGCCAAGGCACGCGAGCGCGCCGAGGCCCAACAGCGCGGAGAAGAGGAACCATGCTAGGTGCCAAGACCAGGCTCGACACCCTCGTGTTGTCCGAGGGGCAGACGTGGGTCGCATCGTTTTTCCCCGAGCCCGGTACCGCGTTCGGCTCCGGTACGACGGCCGAGTGCATCCTCACCGACCCGGCCGGCGTGGTGCTGGCCACCTGGACCCCGGCAGCGGTCAGTGACATGCGTATCGATTTCATCGTCCAGCCCGACGAGCACGACACGATTCCGCACGGCGCCTACTACCGCGTGGTCGCACATCTGCCCGCGTCGGGACCGCGCCCCCCGATCGACCGCAACCTTTCGCGCGGCAGTGTGGTGCGTGACGACAACCCCAGTCCCCTTGCCGCCCCACGCAAGACCGAGATCGCGCTCACGTACATCGATCAGCCCGACCTTGCCGCCGGGGTGAATCCGAACTGGGTGCGCGTCGGCGGGTGGGGCAAGCTCAAGGTCTGGGATAACTCCGCCCAGCATCTACCGCCCGGGTTGGCCGCCGACTTCATTCTGTTCGACAAGACGGCGGCGCGCTGGCGTGGTCAGGTGGCCACCGATGCGGTCAAGCTGGAGGTCTCCACCATCCTCGGGTTGGTCAACGCCGGCAAGACGACGGTCGGTGTCTGCTCGAACCAGCACATGACCTCTTGGGTGGGGTTCCAGATGGAAACCGGCGCGGTGAACAACCGACTGAGCATCGTCACCGCCACCGGCCCCACGTCCTACAACCTGGTCGCCAGCGTGAACAACGTGCTGCACGACAACGATCGCTACACCCTGATCTATGACCCGATCGCCGATAAGTACCTGGCGTACAAGTCCTCTGATTTCAGCGCGCCGGTGCTGCAATGGACCGACGAGGATCACTCGACACCGCACGGTAACGGCTACCGGTATCCGTGCGTGCTGTTTGAATCCTCCCTGCTGAGTACCGGCGTGCAGCTGGGCGGCTGGGCGGTCAAGGACAACTAGGTGACAACCCCAAGCGGCCCCGGAGGTTTCAACCCCACCGACCGATTCGGCGTCACCGGCACGGACGGCTCTGTCGGCGATCTCGTACTGCGGACCCAACCGACGATCGTCGGGATACTCAAGGAACGCGCCAAGGCCAGCCCCGGATGGACACCGCTTAACCAGCAGTTCGTGCAGGCCCTTGTCCATTGGCTCGGTGACCTGTTCAACCTGCCCGATGCGGTCGAGCAGGATCTCATCGACTTCTTTACCGGCAAATGGGACTTGCTCGAAGCGATCCGCAAGGCGCTACAAGGCATCGACCTGACCAATCCCGGCGCGGTGCTCAACGCCATTCTGGAGGCGGCCGGCAAGGCGCTTGGCTTCCCGGGTGTGCTCTCGATATCTCGCATCGCCAACATCATTCAGGACTTGATCAACGGCGCGGGCGAGTTCCTGACCGCCGAGAGCGTCGAAGACAACCCGTTCTTTCAATGGGATTCGGTGATGCCCGGGTTCATCTCGGGTGGCTCGATCCGCGCGAGCGCCAATGGCACGCAGCAGGTGTTGCGCACCGAGCCTTTCGAGGTATTCCCCGGCCAAACACTGGAACTGCGGGCCGCATCGCAATGGACCGGCGCCAGCGCAACCGCAGGCTCGAATCCCGTCAAGGTCGGGTTCACCCCGTTCGACGCGGCAGGCAATCCGCTGGCCGATGTCATTCGCGGTTCGCTGCAACCGTCCGGTGATCATGGTTGGCAATGGATTCCGGTCGCCGACAAATGGCCCGTGCCCACGGGCGTGAAGTATGTTTCGCAGCTGCTCATCCTCGATAGTGGGGCGACCGCCGGGACGTTCCGGTTCTCGAATGCCTCCGCGTGGGCGTCGAACCTGCTCGACCTCGGGCTGGTCAAAGATCTGCGCGAGATGGTCGACGCCATCGGCGGGGTGGTGAATTCCGAGGCAGCCAACATCGAGGCCCGCCTACAGGCCATTACCGCTGACGGCAAGATCACCGCCTCGGAGATCGTGGGCTTGATCCAACAGGCCCAAGTCTCGGGACTGGCGATCATGCAAACGGTCATCAACCAGATTCTCGACATTCTCAACGGCAACATCGTGACCCCGATCAACTCACTGGTGCAAGGGGTCAAGGACTGGTTTGGCCTGAACCAGAACAAGACTCAGAAATTGACCAGCGGCGGCGGCTTGAGCACGGCCGATGTGGTCGGTAATTTCGATATGAGCCGGGTCGATGATCTTGTCGATAACCTCGGCAACATTCTGTCTGGGGTCAAGGACGGCGCCGACGGTGTGGGCACCGGCACCACGGGCGCTATCGGGGACCGCATCAATCAGGCCAAGGACTCGCTACTGGCGCTGCTGGGCCTGTCGCAAGATGCGCTCAAAAGCGCTATCGCCGCGCAGACCACCCTGCAGGAGCAGGAGACCGAGCAGAATACCGGCGACGGCAATAGCTACAGTTTTGTGTTCTCCGGGGCCGACGGGGCCGCACTGAATGCGACTGATTGGACCACCGGCCCCACGCCCGGCGATATCACCATTCGGGGCGACTCGGGGTATGCGGGCGTCAAGAACGGCAATCCTGACGGTTACTTTTTCGCCAGCCCCAACTACACCTATGCCACCGATGGACAGTCGGCCTCATTCGTGCTCGGCAACACCCAAAACGGAAACTACTACTCCGGGGTGTTCATTCGCTGCAACGCCGATCGCACCACGGGCGCCTACTGCCTGGCCAAAGAGGGCGAGGTCCGTGTCGGCAAGTTCACCCGCTCGGGCACCAGCTGGACGTTCGCCACTCCGATGACCTTTCAAGGCGGGCTCTCGTCGGTCAAACAGGGCGCCCGTATCGAAATCCGTTGCAGTGGAAATAACTTCTTTGTCCGCGTGAACGGCAAGCCGGTCACCTCAGCGACCGATGTCTCAGGCGCCATCGCCGCCGGGCCGGACTATCGATACGCCATGTTCTGTGTTCAGCGGGCAACGTCGTGGTTCACCTACGACTCATACCGCATCGCAGCATTCGCCATGTCCGATTACGTCGCCTCGGGAGGTAGTGCCACCTTGTCGAACGCGTGGAGCCTAACCCGCTCGTCCACTTCAGGTTTCACATACACCGACCCCATCACCTCAGCGGGCCAGCTACCGGCGTCGTTCTTCACCTTTACCGACTACGCCAATGGCGCCACCATCACCGACCTTGGCCGAGGCGCGGTGACCGTGGACCAAGCCGGGCTCTACAAGCTGGCGACCACCTGCCGCCCATACTCGGCCAAAGGTCCGGTCACCCCGCATTGGTGCCTGTACCGCAACGATGTTCAGGTCACCGGAGCCATCGGCCCCGGCGCCGAATTCGAGATCCTGCTCAACGCGGGCGACAAGATCCAACCCGCCCTGATCGTCGTCGATTACGACGTGCGCTCCAACGGCTCCACCGGATCGGAAACCGTTGTCTCGCGCACCATCACCCAAGTATTCGGCGTGGCCTCCTTCACCGGCCGAAAACTCATCTGACACCACAGGAGAACTCACCCATGACCACACCTGAAGCACCAGCCACCGTCGATGACGACGAGGATCTGACAGACCCCCCGGCACCCTCGCCCACCCCCGACCCGCCAGCACCGGAACTGCCGCAAGAACTGCCCACGCCACCGCAGATACCACCCATGCCCGAGCCGAGCACCACGTTCACCATGCCCGAGCTGCCCGGAATCACCTTCGCTGTCGTGCGTGGCGGCTTGGACATCGACGGTAAGACCAACCCGCCCAACTGGATACAGATCACCGGAACCGACAGCGA